AACTCTTTAGACTCTGCAACCTCTGTTTGGAAAGATTGGTTGAATTGAGTCTTCGCCATACGCTTCAGAATCTTTTTAGGAATCTTCAATTCGTCATGTGCGGTATCAACAATGTCTTTGATTGCTTCGTTGTTACCTTTGTTTCTATTCATATGTAGGACAACTTCATCCACATATCCTTTTAGAATTTTCATTTGTTTGTCGTCAAATGAACCGAATAATGTATTTACTTTTGTCATTATAGCATTCCTACTACGTCTACGTCAGATTCCTCAACTATAATTTGTCCCACAATAAGATTAATTACAGTTTTACCCATGTGATCACCTTCAATTGCTTTGAAAACAGCAATAATGTGATTGGTGTTTAAAGCAACCTTTTGTTTTGTTTGTACATCCGTTACCCAAATCATTATGCACCAACTTTCTTGTTGTCATAAGTGGAGTATTTCTTTTCCATAGCGATGAAATACTTAATGTCCACTTTAGTGTTTGTGAAAGATGCAAGACCTTTATAGGATACTTGCAAACGATATTCACCAGGAACCATCTTCATGTTATCCAAACTGAATACAAATTCGAACTCTTTACCGTCTTCATTCTCACCAATTTCAATGGAATTGTTGTGAGCAGAGTCATCAGCTGGATCACATGCAGTCAACAAGACTTTAGATAGGTCTTTACTAGACTCAACGATGATGTGTGAAGATTTCAATACAGACGCAGACTTGAGGATAGAAACCAAGTCTTGTTCTTGAATGACAATATCCAACTCTGTAGAAGGAAGTGCCAATTCTTTTTCTGGTGGCAGTACGCAATTGGAACGTTCTGTCTTACGGTAGTTGATCTTAGAACGACCAGCCTTGAAGATGATATCCTTATCTGTCAAGTTGATTTCTGTATCTTTGTTCAAGTTGTAAACAACCAAGAACTGATTCAAATCAACCACACAGAAGTCATCTTCGAATTCATCCTTCAAAGTAGCAGTGGCCAAAAGACCCTTACCTGAAGAAATAGTTTTGAGGATTTTGCCTTTCTTGAACTCAATATTGCTATTGATAGAGGCAAAATTTTGCAACACTGTTAGTGTCTCTGGTGATAAACGCATCATATACTCCTTATTTCAATTCACCCATTATACTCGATCCAAAGGACGAGGCAAGCTTTCTAATCAAATTATTCCGCAAATCATCGATTGTTCCGGAATTCACAATGGTGTAATCAATGTCACCACCGACCCAACGCCATTCAGATTCATGTACACCGGATTGTTCCAGCATAAACTTCTCGGCCTTGTAGTCTCCACGGTTTGCCAATTCAGCAACCGTATACCAGTTTGGTTTAGCACCACGTTCAATCTCAATAAGTATGCCATGGTTTCTATGCACAAATTCCATTTCATTACTGAAACGAACATCAGTGATAACATACTTTTGATTTGGATTTTCTTCTATGAATTTCTTCAAACGAATCACCCAAAAATCTTCGTGGAACACTTGACGACCAACCTCGGTACCCATCAATTGTAGTGCCCATCGTGGTGTAAAGTCCTTACCAAGTTCTTTTGACCAAAATTCATCAGGAGTTTCACGCCAATCACGGGATGATTGGGTATCACCTTCAAGTAGGTGTCGTGGCCAACCAAACATTTCAGCTGCCACATCCTTAACACCCTTTGCAAAAGACACAGGAGTAAATCCCATGTCTTTCAGAATGTCACCTGCGGTGCCTTTACCTGAACCAATGAATCCAAGTAAGCCAACGATCATTACATTTCTCCAACAGTTTGTGCAATTGCTGGCATGTCACCTTTGAAGTGATATGTGCCGATGTGTTCTGTACGCATCCATGGGCACAACCAAATCTGTCCGCCGATCTTGCGATACATTTGACAGAACATGTAGTCTTCGGACAAGTAACGATCAGAACCACCACCTGTAATAGAATCTGCACTATCAATAACTGTATCAAAGAAAGCGTGAATGTAACGTGAACCATCAAAGTTAGCTTGGCCAACGTGATCTGGTTTGTAACGAATCATTGGGTATGCTGCTTCCATTTTTGTGAACACATCACGGTTCACCAACATGAAACCAGTACCGATTTCTAGAACTTCAAGTGGTTCTGCCACATTGAACTTCTCTGTACCTTTAACTGGGTTGAAAACAAAATCACCAACCAGTTGACCTAGTGCATCAGCAGGCAAATCAGGGTTCTTGGCCAATGCAGCCTTCACTGATTTCCACTTGATTGCTTTCTTGGGGTATGGACCACCAATAACGTCTTTGTCGAGTGCCAACAAAGCAATTACGTCTTGTGGTTGAAAGTTAATATCAGAGTCAAGGAACAACAAATGTGTGCAGTCTGAACGATGAATGAATTCATCAACCAAATAGTTACGAGCACGAGTGATCAAAGACTCATTGAATAGGAAAGAGAATTTGATAGGAATGCCATATTGCATACACAGACCCTGTAAGTCAAGACATGCTTTGGCATACAGTCCATGGTTCATACCACCATACATCGGTGTTGCAACAAATAGGCTTTTCTTTTGTAGTTCTTCTCTTTTGATTGAAATTTCCATTTGGACTCCAAAATGATAAAAGAAAAGAGAGGCGAACCTCTCTTATGATTAGGCAGTGAAAGAGTAACCAGCAGACAATGCTGCTTGTACCAAAGCCTTAGTTGGTTTGCCAAGACGATAAACTTGGACTTTGTTACCGTTATTCTTTGTAACGGTGTTTGTATAGATGCAGTGACCTTCTTGGCGCAACTCATCGATACGTGCGGCAACGTTTTGAACGCCGAATAGATTACGACCTTGTGCAACGGAGAAGGTATTGTAACCTTCAGATTTGCTCAAATAGTTCAACATTTTTTGTTTCGCAGACAATTTAGACATAACAACTCCTAATAACAAGTTAAAAAATGCTTGCTTATGCAAGTATCAGCATTGTACTATTATCTAGTACACTTGTCAAGTATCCTGGCGGTATACTTGACTTATCTACCAACTTGTGGTAAATACTTCGCCTTGGTTTCTTCCCAAGACAGGAATACCAGATCGTCATAGAAAAGTGTTTCATATGAAACATTGTCCTTTTTCTGTAACTGTCTGATACGTCCTTTGGCATACTTTGTTTTCCAAATGTTTGCCAAAGCTTCTTCACTGGTATCAAAAGACTTTACCAGTTTATCTTCCGTAATTTCCTTACGGAGGAATTCGGGTGTGTTATCATACAACGGAGAGAAATAGATTCCTCGTTGGTGAGCACACTTCACTAACTCTTTTGGTATCTTCAACTTACTATACGCAAAATGTAATGTACGATTCTTGTGATCACGTTTGTATGGAAGACCATTTGGTTTCTTGGCTTCCCACCACTCAAAGTAGTGTCGTGTGTGATTCTCTTTTACCCAATCGAATATTGCGTTGAGTAAATGACGATCAGGGTCAAAAGCAACTGAGCCAGAACTGTATCCCATCTTAGACCAGTGTTCGAGTCCATCATACTGAGATAACCCGCCGGACTTTGCCATACCATATAATGAAGTAGTAGTAACCCCAACAAGAACGTCACCATATTTTTCCTTCCAATCTCTTTGTACAGTATCAGATAGACACATAAGAGCTAACAACTTACCACCCATGTAATTGAAACCTAATGGTTGCAATGGAACGATTGTAGAACCGATGGCAGTGTGATTGATCATGTTGCCAGTAGTCTTAATGTCTTTAGGCCAACCAATGAACTTATCTCGTGGAGTCAAGTCCAGGAAGTCAGACGAAATACAGACCACACCAAGATACTTCTCTGTAACTTTATCCTTCACGGAGTAGTATAGGTTGCGTCCAATGTTCGAGTTGTTCTTCATTGTGGACGAGAATGTACGCAATGTATTCCATTTGTCTGCCAATGGACCATTAGAAAGAACCATTGTAGGTTGTAACTTCTCGTAAGCATCTGGTGAATCAGGTAACCAGATGTTAGATTTAATTTCGTTGATGGCTGCCTGTTGTGCAGGATTAGACAAACGAATTTCTTCATCACCAAAAATTGTCGAACGTTCTTCTGTTGGAAACTTTTCATGCACTTCACACCATTTCTGGTATAGAGTATACTCACGTACATCCATTGTGGACTTACGTGACAAGTCCTCGATAAGGTCTTGTTTCAGTTTCTCGGTATCAATGTGTTTGAAATTGGAAGGATCGTTTTGATCCTTCCAAGTTTCCCATTGTTCTTCAATTGGTGGAAATTGTTTCGACTTTGTTGCCATCTTTGTATGATTTTCTAGCTGCGACTCTTGCAATTTGCTTCATTGCTTCGGCTTGACGTTTCTGACCACGAACGATTGTTTTGATCAGTTTGTTGCGTTTCTTCAATGCCATTTGCAATGCAAGCGGTTTAGTACGGCTAGTATACACGATTCCGTTCATGTGGTCAAGCTCATGTAGGAAACAACGTGCGGATAATCCCACATAATGTGCTTCTTTCTTCACTCCGTTGTAATCTTGGTATTCCACCCAGATTTGATCTGGTCGAGTGACACTCAGGAACA